GTTTGCGGCAAGAGAAGCATTACACATTGCTGCTTATTCTCACCTCATTGAAACCTTGGGTCTTCCAGACACAACCTACAATGAGTTTATGGAGTATGCTGAAATGAAAGAAAAACATGACTACGTTATGGACATCTCTACTAAAAATACTACAAAAGAGAACACTGCAACTCATATTGCTGTATTCTCGGCATTTACCGAAGGTATGCAGTTGTTTAGCTCTTTTATTATGTTACTTAATTTTCCACGACATGGCAAAATGAAAGGTATGGGCCAAATTGTAACATGGTCAATCGTTGATGAAACACAACACACCGAAAACATGGTAAAATTGTTTAGGACATATATACAAGAAAACAATGAAATATGGAATGATGAACTCAAAGGTAGACTTTATACCATTGCTGAGAGAATGGTAGAATTAGAAGATAAATTTATTGACCTAGCTTTTAAGATGGGTGCAATGGAAGATTTATCTGCCGAAGATGTTAAGAAGTATATTCGTTATATTGCAGACCGTAGATTAATCTCATTGGGATTAAAAGGTGTGTTCAAAGTGAAAAGAAATCCTTTACCTTGGGTAGAGGAAATGATTAACGCACCAACACATACCAATTTCTTTGAGAATAGAGCAACCGATTATGCAAAAGGTGCTTTGTCTGGAGATTGGGGTGATGTTTGGGCCAAATAAGGAATTACAATGACTCAAAAACAATTATCCGGCGACTGTGCAAGTTGCGAATCAACTTATAGCATAGCATTTATGGAAGAAATGGTTTCACAAGAATTACCAGAACATTGTCCATTTTGTGGTGAACAAATTGAAGAATTATCGGAAGACTATATAGAGGACGATGATAATTTGGATGATGGAGAATGGGACTAACTTGGCAATATCAAAGTAAAGATTTTACAGATGACTTAATTGGTGATAATTACGGGTTCGTGTATCAGATAACTAATCTGACGAATGGTAGAAAATACATAGGCAAGAAATTCTTTTATTCTTCCAAAACCAAGCAAGTCAAAGGTAAGAAAAAGAGGTACAAAGCACCAAGCGATTGGCAAACTTACTATGGAAGTAGTGCCGAACTAGCTAAAGATGTGTTATCATTGGGTCATGAACAATTCACCCGTAAAATTTTACATCTCTGCCGTTCCAAAGGCGAATGTGGTTATCTTGAAGCAAAAGAACAATTCATCCGTGGCGTTATGGAAACAGATGAATACTACAACACTTGGATTATGGTAAGAGTGAGAAAATCACACATCAAGGACTATAATGCTCGACTATCTACAAAAACTAAAGAATGATCCAGAAGGACCATTTGACGCAATCTTTTTTCTACCTACCGAAAATGAAGAAGAAGTCCATGTTGAAGCTTCATTACTTAAAGATCCAGGAGAACCTTTAGGTGGAAGTTCATTAGGACACACTTATGAGGTTGTATTATTTAAAGATGATACTGTTAATGATAAATTATATAATGTTGACCGATTTGAGGCTATATTTTGCGACCCATACGAATACATCTCAAATCTAATACCACAAAACTGGTTTGGAATGATTGTGAGAAAAACTACCACTTCTGGTGCCTTTGTACAACGTATATTTGACAAAATGCAGGAAGTGTGATATAATAGAGTTTTAAAACTATTGAAAGTTTGGTATGATTCTCGTTGACTTAAATCAGGTATTACTTGCCGGCCTAATGGCACAAATTGCTAATCAAAAAGGTAAATTGGATGAACACCTCATCCGCCATATGGTATTAAATATCATTCGTAATCATGTTAAGAATTTTAAATCTGAATATGGTGAAGTGGTATTATGTTGTGATAACCGAAAATATTGGCGGAAAGAACTTTTTCCATTCTACAAAGCAAATCGTAAGAAGAACCGTGATAAATCCAATTTAGATTGGCATTTAATCTTTGATATGCTTTCTAAGTTTAAGCAAGAACTCAAAGATAATTTTCCATATAAAGTTATTGATGTTGAAGGTGCAGAGGCTGATGATATTATTGGCACATTAGTACCAAGGCATTCAAGACACGAAAAGATTTTGATTCTATCAAGTGACGGAGACTTTTTGCAATTACAAAATTATCCAAATGTGAAACAATATAATCCTTCACAAAAGAAATATGTGATATCAAAAAATCCAATTATGGATTTAAAAGAAAAGATTATTAAAGGTGATAAAGGTGATGGTATACCAAATGTTCTTTCCACCTCAGATTGTTTTGTCCGTGACCTTAGACAAAAACCTATCACACAAAAAGTTTTAGATAAATTGATGTCTGAAAGTTATTTGGAACAAGATGAAACAACTAAGGCTAATTTTATACGTAATGCTACCTTAATTGATTTAACTTTTATTCCGGAAGAGATAAAAGAAAAGATTATAAATACCTATGAAGAAACAAAGCCGGCTAAAGGCAAACTGCTAAATTATTTTATTGAGCATAAACTAAAAAACCTAATGGAAGTGATTGAGGAATTCTAATGAAAAATATGTACGAAATATTTGATGAATTTGAAGAAGCAAAAACAAAAAAAGAACGATTGGATGTGATTGGTAAAAATTTATCAAAAACTCTAGTTGATGTTCTTGAATTAACTTACCATCCAAATTATCAATGGCTGGTTACTGAGATGCCAGATAACTTTAAAATTAAGGAAATTCCTAACGGAATGGGTTATGCTCAATTGTCCGTGGAATTAAGAAAGTTATATTTGTTTAGGAGAGGTGAACCAACAGCACAAAAGTTGACACCAAGAAAACAAAATGAAATTTTATTGCAATTATTAGAATCACTTGAACCTAGAGAAGCTGAGGTCGTAATTGGTATTTTTAGAAAAGACCAAGGAGTCAAAGGTTTGGATTATAAATTTGTTAAAGAGGCCTTCCCAAAACTACTACCGTAAATGCACCGAAAAGAAAAAATAATAATAACTTGTGGTACATTTGATCCGTTAACACTTGATGAATTACATTATTTACAGAAATGTCACTTAAAAGGTGATTGGCTAGTTGTCGGCATCCATAGTGATTGGTGGATGATGTGGGCGGAAGGAGGATATGTTCAGACATATGATACCCGCCGTGAAATTATCAAATCATTAAAAATTGTTGATGAAATATTTACATTTAACGATTCAGATGGAACAATTGTTCAATTATTAAAATTAGTAAAGATTTGTTATCCTTATGCCGACATTACCTATGTGTCAAAAGAGGATATGCATAATATGCCTGAAACGAAAATTAGAGGCATTACGTTTGAAACCATGAAATAGGAGAAGTAAGTGACGAAGTTTGTAGGTAAGTTTAGGAAAAACAAAGAGTACAATGACGATTACAATTTTGCCGTTAATCGTAGGCATAAAAATGAACATGCCGAAATCAAAAAATTATTAAGTCATGACCTTGAGGAAGAACTTGATGAATTAGAATCAAGTTTACCACAAGAAAACGATAGATATTGATTTTTTTATCATAAGTAGGTATGTCCGCCTTTGAAATAAAGGTATTGGTAATCTTGTTGTTTCCATACAACGCTCCGCTTGACCTCCCCTCTAAACTGTATTATAATGGTTTCTTCACATGGAGAAATTAATTATATGATATACGGTTATATTCCAAAATCCAAACCAAAGAAACTAACCAAAGCTCAAGAGCAACAGAAGGCAGAGTGGTTGGCTTCTATCAATAAATTATCATCAAAACGGTATTCCCGTTCTCCCATAATTAAAACAAAATTACCATTAAAAGAAATGGCTACTTTTCACAGAGAAACTCCAAAGATTGCGTCCTTGGACACAGGTTTTGTTGCTTGTGTTAAAAAGTTCGGAAATTCCTACACAGGAGAAAAAATCAAAGGTATTGGTACGATGCACAAATCAAATGCTGTGCCAATTTTTACAGATAATGAAGCAAAAGATATTGCGAGTATGAGACGATGAACGAAAAAATTAAACAATTAGCAGTAAACGCATATGCAGAATCCTATGAATTTGATATTGATGGTTTTTCTGGTAATTTAGAGAAATTTATCAATATATTTTCTAGTCGATTGATTGAGGAATGTTCCAGTAACCTAAAACTTAACGGGTATGATGATGCAAATAATCAATTAATAAAATATTTTGGACTTGAATAATGAGTATTACAAATGAAGAATGGTTAGAATATGCAGATTATCTGGATACTTTAACTGAAAATGAACTAAAAATTGAGATAGAATGGTTGAAATCTATCGGTGAAGCAAAAAAAAGAGGCAGTGTTATCAGTTATATTGAGATAGATACGATACAATGAGGAAATTATGTTAAGCCAGCACGAAGAAACACAAATTTTAAGAGGAATTGATGATGTTATGGGCAATCTGCGCCATCTGCCAGTTGATGATGTTGCATATTTTCTTGTAAAATTCAATCCGAAGCTTGCCGATGAGTTAGCGAGCGCAATTTCTTATCAATTTTTCGACAAAAACGAAGGAACTAAGCATGAGTAATCAACAAAACACATATTGGCTTAATGCTAGAGCTGATGATGAAGAAATTCCTGCGTGGAGACGTTTAGATATTGTAACCCGCAAGTGGGCTAATCTATCGGGAATGGAAAAAGATTTAGAAAATTATAAAAAATTGCAAGAAGAATACCGTTAATCATGTTTAAAACTAAAAAACCCATCAAAAATTGTCTTTTGCTCGAATTTAACACACAAAAAGACCTTGCACTTGCGTTTTGTCGTGTGGAAGAATATTATGAAGGTAATCCTAGAGTAAATGGCAAATATTTGTCGTTTGTGGACTTCATTGATGCGTTTATGACTGATGATGGCAAGTTGGACTACTTCCATTACTGGACAGGATTCAATATTCCTGGAAATATTTACATGAAATGGTCGCAAACCAATATGTCCGAGAAAACATATTGGGAAACTGCCTTAGCGGATGCAATTTACGAAAAAATAGATTTTACAAAACCATTTTATATCATCGGCGGCAAAAAAGGCGACATGGAAGTTATCGACCATGAGATTGCACACGCACTTTATTACATGAATACTGAATATAAAGATTTGATGGATACCGCAAATTATCAATTCTATAAAAATGTAAGAGGTGAATATTCTAAGATGGTAAAAGCATTGAAGAAAATGGGTTACGGAGATAATGTTATCAAGGATGAGGTTCAAGCCTATATGTCCACAAGTGGCAAAAAAGAGTTGGTAGAGAAATTTGGCTTGGATTTCAATAAAATACAAGGTTTCCGTAAGCTATACCGAAAAGTGTTGTCCCGGTACAACACATATAAAAAATAACTTGACGGTACACGATCCTTATAGTATAATGGTTCTTTAAATCGGAGAATCTATGCACATTACAGAATCTAAAACACTACTTGCCAAATTGATGGCTACCGAAAATCTTATCGTAGAACAGCGTAAAGTTAATACGGC